AGGCACGTGACTGCGCACCTTCAAGTCGCACGTCTCGAAGTCTTGCCGCCTAAAAGGTCGCAAGTTTTCGGGATGGCGCGCCTCTGGTGCGTGGTGGAAGGTACACAGGTCCTCGTCGTACTTGACTCGGTACTGCACATAATCATTCCACTGTGCCCGGTAGATGGCCGGAGTCACCGTCGGGTCCAACTGAATATGCCCCGTCGTATCATTATCGAACAAAGACTCGAGGTATGTTTGTTGGTCAATCGACACACCAAACACCTGCTCGACAATTTGCCGACTTCTAATGTCGATGGAACGCGCTTGAAGAGTGGATTTTCTTATCTCACTCACAATTTGCGCGTCCCACCAGGTGACTCCCACCTGCTCTTTGTACCATTCCAGCAGGTCCTCCAGGCGTTCGGGGTCAAACCCCGTGACCCGAAGCATCCAGACGCCAACAGATTGGACAACTGGACACCCTGGGTACTGCGCCAAGTAAGAAAGCCCCTTAACCTGCGCAAGCTTCAGCAGCGTCCTGTCGGAAGCGCGTAGGTAATTGTGACCCGCCCATGAGCAGGTCAACACACTCTTCCATGGGTTGCAGAGTGTGTCTAGGACGTCTGGGTGGGTTACCACACCACAGAATGACGCTTGATACCAATGATCAACGTCAACGATTTTTATCGTCAGCCCTAGTTCGAGGTAATCCTCAGGAGTTGGTTTTCGACTACCGTTGTGGCAAAATAGACCGTCGTCTCCCTCGACTACACAACGCACATTCGTCGCACTGCATTTTTCTTTGAGCACGAACAAATTGAACATCACGTTGGAGAAGCCATTGAACAACGATGTCGACATTTGACCGGAACTCCTCCGGCCACGGATCCAAGCTATGAACAGCTTGGAATCCAGAATTTTCCGACTGGATCCTTGGAGGATGTTTTGAACGCCTTCCTCTGACAAAACGGAAGACAACATGAACTCTGCGAACACCAGCTCGCAGACCTCCTGGATCTCTGCAACGAAGTTCGCCTCGAAAGACGAATAATCGCTGCCGAACACGTGCATTCCAGGGAATGCAACATTGTCGCGAATGAAAGCGGGCCATTCTGCGCGCGGGATTTTCTTGATGAATTCCGGCCTGCTGAATAGCTTAGCTTCTATCGCTGATATGAAGCGCCCCTGGAGTACTTTCTCGTAGTCAGTCGGAGAGTGAATGACGCGGTGGTATTTCGCAGCATCATAGAATTCACGTTTGACGAAACACTTCTTCGTGAAAAGTTTATGTTTCTTAACCTCGCCAGAATCCCACTGCTCCTTCGCCGCGCGGTACTCCCTTTTCCGCCATTCCGGATGGTTAACCTGCTCGAGCCACTCCTCGAACTCCGGAATGTCGGTGACCCCTAGCGGGGTCATATTTGCCTGCAACCAATCGGTCACAAACTCCTTAAAGGCTTTAAAGGTCTTGGGGTTGATTGACGGCCGTTCATGAACCAGCCGTTTCCTCAGGCCCTGGGTAGCAGACAGGCTGTCTTGGGTATTAGGTCTAAAATAGACCCCACCTTGGACAGTGCAAGGCAACGACACGCACTCTGGTGCTCTAACGTATCGGTTGTTCGAACGTATTGACGTGACTTTCCCAGACTTACCATCGTCCTTCCAATTCACGCCTCCACAGTCAACTTCGTCAACGTTATAGCCGTACAAGTACAGTCGCCCGCCTGCGGGCCGCTCTATAAACCCCATTCCTGGACACGCGGTGTCTCTTGAGTCACCGCGTGCTTGACCGTCATGTAGTGGAGCATGCTCAGGACAGTTGTCGACTGATAAAGACGGTCTCCCAGGTAGGAGGACAAATCCATGCTAATCATCCCATTCACAGAATGAGACATGGTCAAGAACTTTTT